GCCCTGAATATCCCCTTCGATGCGCGGGAAGGCTTCGATCTTCGCCACGGTGAACCGCTCGCCCGCATCAAGCGTCCGCGAAACGTAGCGCCGCACCATCGGGTCGCCAAAGTCGGCGCACCGGCCTGTCAGTTGGGCAATCTTCCCGGAATCCGTGCCGACATACCAAGCTGTTCCGACCTTGACCGAGGCGCGCGCCTGCCACGGCATGTCGCTCTGCGCCCGCTCGTGCCATTCCCCGGTCGCCGTGTCATAGCACCAGGCAAAGGTTTCATCGAAGGCGATGCAGATGAACCCATGTCCCCGCTGTTCATAGTAGAACATCCGGTTCGGCCCGAGGCGTTCAATCGCCACTTCCACCGGCGGTGTCGAAATCGGCCCGACCCCAAACACATAGACCCGCCCATCCGAACCGACATAGGACAGTCCGTTCGGGAACGTGACGATCAGGCCATAGGCAGCAAGCCCCGGTTCCTCTTGCGCGCCGCCGATGCGCTGGAAAGCGTCCGGTCCAGATAGGCCGGTCACCGCCCAGCGTTCAAAGCCTGTAGCCTTGAAAATGTAGTAGGCATCCTTGAACGATATGCCGCGAATGATCGGGTCGGGCGTGATCTCCGCGCTGGCGAAATCCAAGCCGCTCCATGTCGTGGGGTCTGCAAGGGCCGACCAGCCGAAGATGCGCGAGTCGTACTCCGTAACCAGCACATAGCCGCCGAGATAGGCGACAGATGCCGGATTGGGCACGTTGCCGGAAACGACAGTCGCCAGCGTCGTTCCGTTCCAATGCCAGAACTTGCGACCGGCCACGGCAACCGCATAGCCCGTGCTTTGGTCCAGCCCGGCAATGGCGTCCGTCGCGTCAACGTCGCCGATCAGCGTCACAGTTCCGTCCGTAGCGACGCGGTAGAGGTTTTCCCCCACGATGGCCATGATCCCTCCATCGAAGTTGGACATGGCCCGCACGAATACCGCGCTCACTTCGGCAAAGGCGGCCATACCAGGAACGGCCCGCAGGACAGCGCCGGAGCGCCCGCCTGGCACCATCGGCTCGCGATAGGCGTTGATCAACCGCGCGGTGTTGCCAGCGGGGTTGTCCGCGTCCCTCGCGCTTTGCCCGGCGAATTCGACCTTAGGCATTCCAGAAGCCCCGGCGGCGGGTCAGTGTCCGATCAAGCTTGCTGTCCGGAATGATCAGATAGGCCGCAGACAGCCGCTTCTTGAAATCGGACGTGCTGAAGTTGACCGGAGCGGAGTAGTCGGGCGAGAGCCGATCAGCGAGAAGGTATACGCACCCTTCCTCAAACTGCGGCTCCATCGTGAATACGTCGGCAAGCTCAAGGTCCACATGGCCAATGTCGATGCCGTCCAGAAGCCAGCCGTGCATCATCATGTTCAGGGCGTTCACGCCATTTTCCGCTTGCGAAGCGGTCATGGGTTCATCGTCCGCCACGACGCCGATCTTGCGAAAGGCCCGCTCAACAATGTCGCGCGCTGTGGTCATGGCATCACCCGCAAAAAAGGCGAGCGGGGCCATTACAGCCCCGCCCGCTGGCATCAGTTGGTCAAACGCATCCCGCGCCGGGGGTCGAGGACGATGGGCTTCCACAGCATGTCGAAGCGCATGTTCTCGGCCAGCGTGTTGCCATCCACCCAGCTCGACACCGACATGGTGACGAACTCGCCGGACACCGTGCTGGTCTTCAGGCCCTCACCCGACGGGATGTCGAGCGGGCGCGAAACCAGCGCGATTGCCTGCGGGTCGATCAGGAGCGACTGACGGTAGGCCGTGGCCGCCGTGCCGGTCTTGATCGTGATGGCCGCGTTGTCGGCGGGGACCGCGTTGACGGTCTGGAACGCGCCCGAGGTGATGATCGGAGGCGAAATCGTCGCGGTCAGGTTGCCCGCGCCGTCCGAGCTTGCGTTGGCAAGAACGGTGAAGGTCTGGAGCCGCCCGGTCGATTGCTTCGTATTCGGGTTCACCGCGAAGACGTTCGCGATGGTGAACACATCACCGGCATTCAGGCGGGCAGCCGCAGCGGCGGTCCAGCCATCGGTGATCAGCGATTGCGACCAAGTGTCCTTGGCGGCGGCGTAGGTCACGGCCTGAGCGCCGCCGTTGATCAGCGGGGTGCCGCCCAGCGGGCCGACGGTGTGGGTCGGCGCGAAGACGGTTTCATAGTTGTCGAAACCGGCGTAGCGGCCAACCTTGGCCATTTCGAGGGCCTTCTTGTTGTTGCCGTCAACGTAGGTGCCCTGGATCAGCGCGGCCAGCTTGGCCGAACATGCCGGGCTGTGGAACCCGAGGCGTCCGCTGATGGTGTTGCCGCCATCGGTGAAGATCGCCCCCGCATCGGCAACCGCCGAATAGGTGGCGGGAATGGTGCCGGGGGTGCCGTCGAACCAGTAGAACGCGGGATAGAGGGCCGCGATGGACGCCTCGATCTTTTCCGCCGCGCGCCGCGCCATCGGTTGCAGGATTTGCTGCGAATAGCGGTCGAACGAGAGCGTCCGGTCGATGGCGCTGATGCTGACCTTGTTCGACCAGGTCTGGTCGAGGGTCACGGTGACGGTGCCCTCGGTCACGTCTTCCGAGAAGGCCGACAGATCGAGGTTGTTGTCCTGGCCGAGGTATTGCATCTGGCGGCGCACCTTGACCGCGCCACCGGACTTGACGGTCTCGTTTTCCAGATTGTCGGTGCCAACCGACTTGCCGAGAACGAGGTCGTTTTCCATCAGGCGGACCATCTCTTTCGAGATTGCCGCCACTGTGAAGAAGCTGTTAGCCATTGTTCACCCTCCTCAGGTGATTTTGCCACCGCCCTCACGCCACTTGACCCACTCGACGTAGGACATGGTGTCAGGGTTGCGGCCAGCCGCCGCCGATCCCCGCACGGGGTTGATCGGATCGGGGGCCTTGGTTTCGGTTCGCGGCTTCGGCGCGACGATGCTGGCCTCGATGCGGCCAATCGCCCTTGCGGCTTCCACCTGGCTCATTGCTGCGATCTGCGCGGCCAGCGCCCGGTTCTGGCCGAGGTGATAGGCAACATCCGCCCCGACATCCGACGTGAGGATCAGGTCGGTCATTGCTGGCGAAGGTTCCCACCCCGACAGCGCGACCGTCTCGAAATCCGCATATCGCGTCTTGGCCTCCTCGCGCGATACGGCCCAGGATTGCTCCAATGCCGCACGTTCGCGCTTGCCAATTTCCTCAGCACGGTCCTCAGCAGCCTTAGCTGCATCACCGGCATTCTTCGCTTCTCGCTCCGTCAGCCGTTGTTCCGCGCCCCAAATTGCTTTGGCGGCGGCGTATTCAATCGGATCGGGAAAATCTGCTTCCTTCGGCGGCGCTTCCTGTTTTGCCGCGTTCAGAATAGCTTGCCTGCGCGCCGTGGCCTGAGAGGCTTCGGCTTTTGCTGCGGCAAGGTCGACCTTCAACTGCGCGTGATAGGCTTTTTCCTTCTCACGCTTCAGTTGCCGCTCGGTCTTCTCTTTAGGTTCTTCGCCCGCGGTCACCTGGCCTTCGACCTGGCTTTCCGTCGCATCGCCCTTCGGCGTTTCGACAATAACTTCAGCACCGGCCTCCAAGGCCGACCCTTGAACGTCTTCCATTGGTTCCTCGCTTAGAAGGGTTGTGCCCCGTATTGACGCATCGTCAATGCGTGGGCGGTTCCGGCGACGGCTTCTTCCACCGCCGCTTTGACAAGGCCGCGCTTGGTGGCCAGATCAAACTCAATCATGTCAGCCTCGGCGTTCGCCTTGCGGGCCTTGCCTTGTGCCTCTGCCGCTTCAGCCTCAGCCTTGGCCTTGGCAATGGCTTGCGCCTCTTGCTGCATCTGCATTTCTTGCTGCGCCTGCATCATCCGCTGATGCTTTGCCTGCATCTGCTCGGGCGTCATGTCCTCTTCGGATTCCTCGGCGATGCCCGGCGGGAGCATCTTGCGCATCCGCTCGGCTGCCCGGTCGGCGTGTTCCCAATCCATTGACGACACATACAGGTCGCCAAT